GTATGCTCGCCTTTATGCTCTTGTTTATCATGCATTTTAAAAGCCTTCTTAATGATGGCTTTATCTTGTTTAATATCTTCCTTCATTGATTCTTTTTTCATTGCACCGCCCTCTCTAAATTTTTTGCCTTTATCGGCTTTTTCAAATTCACGACCAACAGATTGCGGTACGCCCTTTTTCTTTGCCATGGCAGGGTTATGAGCAATCATTTCCATAAAATTGTGTTGTGCTTTAGACTTACTTGGCATCTTTATCTCGCAATAAGTTGATTAATTTTGTCTTCAAGTTTGTTAAACCGTTGGTCAATATGGTCAAGAATTTTATCGACTTCTGCTTGAGTGACGCTGTCTCTTGCAATTTCTTCACGGGTTCTGTTAAGCAAGATATTAAGACGCTGAATTTCATTGAATTTCTCCTTCATGAAAAAGCCAACAACTGCCATTACGATAGTAATGACGATATTCCATATCATAATGATTTCACGCATTTCCATCAACATTTCCACCTTTTAAGACTTGCTGCTTTACGTGTTGGTTTACCATTCTCATCTTTCATCGGTCCTGGCATACCACTCATTCTTGCACAAAAAGAACGTTTACGGGCTCCACCTTGAGGCTGTGGTGCTTTTAAATGCGACCCAGTCGCCGCATTATACTTTGCACGACCTTTAGCAGTAAGTCCAGCCCCTTTAGAAACCGGGAGTTTTTCGCCTCTTCCAACTGCAAGTGAGGGGGTTTTCTTCTTAGTAGCCACATTATGACCCGTTAGAAATTAATTTACCTGCAATAATTACACCAGCAGCAATTGTTGTTGCTGTGCTTGTAACTAATTGCCATTGAACATCTGTTTTTTCTGCATAAAGAAATGGGTCAGAAGACCTATTTGCAGTATAAATTGAAACAAATGGCTGTTGTAGTACTTGAAGTTTTACGCCTGTATTGTTATTAATTGCTTGAACTGAATAAGTAACAATGTTTGAGGATGTATAACTGTTAGATGTATTGACTTCAGCAAAGTCTAAATAGAATGAATACCCTGCTGGTACAGTATATATAGTGCTTTGTGATTTACCAATACCTGCGTTAATTTGAGCAACAATATTTGATGATTGCTTTAGAGTAATAGTACCTACGTTAGTAGTCTGTCCTGTTCCCGGTGAAACCATTAACAAACTGTTTACACGGAAATAACTATTAACTGTTGTAACTCCTGTAACACCATTTAATGCCAATGTTTCAGAAATAGGTTTAAAGTTTGCATCAAGACCACTAATAAATATGTTTGCTAATGTATCGTCTGATGCAGAAGAACTTGCTAATGTTAATGTAGAAGCGCTTGTAATATAGGTATACGTTGTGGCATTTTCCCAAACAGGAATCTTTGTATTGCCAACGGCAGACTGATAACCAAAAAGACTTAATGTTTGATGACCAAAAATTTGATTACGAGAAACCTGTAAATCAAAAGGCTCTGTTCTACCTTGACGAGTTACGGATGTAACTGAGTTATTGGTGTTCACTACGTTATTTGCCATAATTAATCTCCTAAGTTTTAAAAAAGGGCACCGAAGTGCCCTCGGATTAATTAGTCAAAGTTACCGTATGGGTAAGTTGTACCATTACCAATGTTCATATCTTGTTGCGCATACTTTAATGTAATTGCAATTTGACCTGAAGTTGGAGTGGTTAAACTTGTATTGGTAATTTTTAATGTAACTACAACCTGTGAGAACCATGTTGGTTGTGTACCCGGTTGCATGTTTTGAACATCTTGCAATGTACCATATGCATAGTCTAATTGTGTACCAACAAATGTTGCTGTTCCACGAGTTGCGGAAGTAATCGCTGCCATAGTTGCATAAACACCTGTAGATGTTGCAAAAGCATTAGAAACATATGGTTGAATTGAGTTAGCAGTTACTGAACCGTCAGTAGGTAATACACCAACATCAACGATAACATCAGTAATGTTTGAGCCTTGTGGAACTAAAAATACTGCGCCACGATAAATAGTGCCTGATGTATCTGCTGTAGGTGCTGTTCCAACAGTTGGACCTGACGTACTATACACGCCACTTTGTGGTGTATAGATAGTTGCAATTCCGTTTGGAATGTTGTTTGATGTTACAAACTTTGTAGAAACACCGCCATAGTTAGCAGTATTAGGAGTTGTAACAGCAAAATCTAAAAATGCTTGTTGTGCTAATAAGACTGGACCAACGTCACGTTGTGGACCAAAACGATTATCACCAGACAGAACTGGACCTTCAAATGTACTACGTCCCATAGTGGACTCCTTATGCAAAAGAAACTATACCAATCGTTGCATCGTCTGCTGGGGCAGTGGCGGTATAGTTAATCACCCAGTTAATACAATCATACTACTTTTTAAAAAATATACAAGTTGTTTAAACAAAAAACCCTGCCTTTTGGACAGGGTTTTTGTAAGGTTTAAACGATTAGTATGAACCGTATACACCAAGTGGGTCAGAGTAACCAAATGAATAACGCTCACGAGACTTGTAACGTACGTTACCTGTATCGAAGTCACCATCCATAGAGTTCTGTAAAGGTGTTCTTACAAACATCTTTAGACCGTTTGGAACATCAGTAGTCAAGAACCATGCATTAGTTGCAGTCAAGAAGTGGTTAATTGTGTAACCTTCAGGAACTACACCATTGTTCTTAATTGCGTTGATATCGTTGTTGTTTGTACCAACACGGAGTTCTGTGTCTAACAAACGTGTAGCAACGAATTGCAATGCAGGTGGAACAACCAATTTACGTGGTTTTGCGGCGATTAAGAGTCCACGCTCATCAGTCCATGAGGCGATTTGAATAACAGCGTTTTCAAGCGCAGTTTCGTTCAAGTCAGCAGGAGTTGATGGAGTGTTGGCGTTATTACCACCATTCACTAATGGGTGAGCAGTAGAGAATAATGGAACACCGTCACCACCAATATAGGCTGGGTTAAAGCCGTTATTGAGGGTGGCAGCACCTTTAACTTGCTTGGTGTAAGCCATTGCACGAGCCAAGCCCCTGGTATAACGAGCAGACAAAGAGTCATACAAGTTATCTTCAATTGCTTCTTCTGTTAGAGAGAAGCCAAGAGCGATAGTTTCGTGGTTGTAACGTGCTGTCCATGCTTCTTGAGCATTGTCATAAGCGATGGCTGAACCTTCGCCCTTGACAGGTGCTGCTGAGAAACCTGACAGTTTTGTTTCTTCTTCAAAAGAACGCTCAGAGGTTTCAATTTCATAAATCTCTTTGTGTTCTTCGCCATAACGAGCATACTCCAAACCAAACAAAGCGTTTAAGCCGGGTAATAACTCTTTCAGTAGTTGTGCACGGGAAATAGCCATTATTTATTCTCCTTAAACGGCAGTTGCGTTGTAATACTCATGCAAACCAAAGTTGATTTTCACCAATACTTCAGGATACATAGTAAATATGATTGTTGAAGCACTCGGAATCGCTGTGACTGAACCTGGTACGTTTACAGCAACGTTTAACGTTCCTGATGTAGCACCTTGTGCAATAGCGGCAGTTACGAATGAGCCTGTTTCAATAATCTGACCATTTGATGCCAAGTAAGCAACGTCAGCACCTTGCAACACGTTTCCGTTAGGACCTGTGCTCATGGTGATAGTTGTTGAACTTGAAGAACCAGTAGCAGAGTATGCATATGCTGTATCACGTACAACGTCAACAACACGCAATGGTAATGTTGAAGTAGTTAATGTTGCAGAATATGCTAATGCGTTTGCAGAGTCGCCTGTGTTAACGCTACCTGTGTTGTTAAGCATACCGTAGTTTTGCCCAACCATTGGCAAACTGCCTGATGCTACAGTAGTTCCTGATGAGCAAACAACAGCCTTGAAAACTGTATCTGGGTCATCACAAACAACAGCAACTGCGTCACCTGCTAAAGTGCTTGCGGGCCAGTATTGGCTGTAGCGCTTTTGCTTAGTAACAGGGTCAGTATAAGAACAGCCTAAAAATACTCCAACCATACCTTGTGGGCTAGGTGCAGAAGTAACTGTAGAACGCACGATAAAACCTTGTGCTAATGATACAAAATCACCGTAAAAAATAGAGGTACCGTAAGCATACTGAATAGGTAAGTTACGTGTTGAGCCAGAAAAAACCTGACCCCCAATAAGATTTACTGGCTTTAGCCCGTATGGGGCTGGTACTGATGGATAAGCAGCCATAAAATTCTCCTAAGATTAAAGTTAACTTCCTTTACCAAAACTTACCGAAGAGCGTCTCTCATTAAAAATAGGCATTCTTGGGTCGCTTTGGCGCATTAAATTATTATCTACAGCCTCTGCCATAAGTCTTGTCTGTCTAGCAAAATATTCTTGCTGTTGTTGGACAAATTCCACAGGGATTTTGCAAAGTAATAACCCGCCAATCTCAATGTTCCCTTTATAAGGACCATCACGATGGGCTAACAGTTTCATTTTTGGTTGTTCCTCAACATCTACAGGTTCATAACCTTCACGCAATCTTGATGAGATATTACGTGGGTCAGCAACTGTATTCATTGAGACACGAATCCAGCGATAATCAAACCCAGGCTGTTTGTCAGGCTCAGGGAGAAGGTCAGGTGGCATCCACTGTTTAGGACGTTCTGTAAATTCTCTGGTTTTTAACTCACGAGATGCTCTTGTGTCACTCATTTTATCGCTCCAATTTTTTTGCTTCAATAGCATATTGTTCAGGGGTTAAACCTAATCTTTTTGCCAAATTAAGTTCGCTTTGTTTAAGCCTAATCTTGGTAGAGTTAGTGCTTCTTGTTGCAGGTGCCACTACTGTTGAGGTTTTTTTGACTCGCTCTGGTGGCGGAGCCTCTTCCTCAAAATTTTCGGGGAACCTTTTGCGCATTGTCTTGTCCAATTCCGCATAATACCTGTCGGAGCCGGGTACAATTCCGCTATTCTTCAGTTTTTCATGCAAACCGTAAGCCATTGCGGTCATTTCCTCATCCTGCCCGAACCATGGATTACGTTCTTGCCACGCAATCGCTTTATTGTCAGGTGGAGGAGGTTGTTGTACGCTCCGTTGTGGTATTTGTACATCAGTTTCCCTCTCTTGTAAAGGGGTAATTCTGAAATTTTGTGTTTCTCTGACTTTTATTGACGCAATATTCAACGCATGTTGCGCTTCTGTCATTGCATCTACGTCTCCTGACTCATATGCTTCTTTATAAGCACGTTTTGCCATCTGTAATTCTAGATTGGCTGAGTGTTGGATGGTATCTACGTATGATTTCTCACCTTTTTCAACAATTTGTTTGAATTTATTACGCTCTTCCATCAATTGTCGTGCTAAAGATAGCGCTTCTTGATGTTCACGCAGTGCTGCTTCTTTTGCTCTGCGTTCATCATGCATGGCTTTCTTCAATTGACTCATTTTTGAACGAACATCTTCGGTGTATTGCGTTAATTCGTCCTTTTCTAACTCGTCAATCTTCTCTTGAGGCATAGGAGGTCTACGATTTCTGTCCTCAGGAGGAGTGTCATCCTCAATTTCTATCTCAATTTTGACATTTTCTTCAGGTTTTTCCATGTTGACGTTGAATTCTTGCTGATTATCATCGTCCATTTCGTCAGGAAACTTAAAATCTAATTCATTTTCTGCCATATTATTCCCCTTAAACTCGTGTAATGCCACGTGGGTCTTCAACTACAGCCTCCACGGAGTCATCATTGATTAATCGGAATTCTCTTCCATGTATTTTTAGTCGTGTTCCTGAGTTAGGACGGGATAAAATGAAGTCACCTTCTTTACACCATGGTCCTGTAGGAAACTTTTCTTTGTCTTTATAACAATCTGGACCCATTTTTAAGACAAAAAATACGGTGGATAGGATTTCTTCTCGATGCATGGTTGAATCTGCCTTCTCTAACATTGAGCCTTCAAAGGTTTTTTCTGCATCAGGGATGGCTACTAGCATGCGATAACCCATAGGGTCAGGTAATTGTGTTGCTCTTTGTTCGGGTTCCTTGTGCAGGGTTCCGACTACTTCTGGATTTGTTGGGTTTGCACCAATTAAAATTTCCATTATTTCTCCAAGTTGTTTAAACGGTTAGTCTATGTCTGACTTTTCCATTCTGTTTTTGAGGTCTACGATTACTGCACATGCGGACTCAAGACCTCGGATTTGTCCACATATATACCTGTATTCTTCTATGGTTGCTACTGAACCTTGGGCTAAACTTTGTGCAAGATAGTCCATACGGTCTTTGTATTCACCAAGAAGATATTCAAGATTCTTATCCATTACTCACCTTTTTTTGGTTTTTCACTTCGTTTGTTTTCTTCGGTTACTAAATGCTTCATGCCATCATTCAATAACTTTTCTTTTTCTAACTTACGGTCTTGCTGTAAATTAGCCACTTCTTTTAATGCGTCCATCTTCAACTCATTGCGCCCATGTTGTAACTCAGCAAGTTTGGTCGCAGCATCCACTTGAATTTTCTTGTCTTTGCTTGCAGCAACCATTTGTTGGGTTTGCATTGCAACATCATGTTGTGACTGAATTCTTGCCTGTTCAATCTGTAACTGCTGTTGTTTGATTTGCAACTCTGCCTGACTTGTCTGCTGTTTGAGTTGTAACTCTTGTTGCTTGAGTTGCATTTCTTGCTGTTGCAACTGTACCAATGGGTCTTGGGCTTTCTGTTGATTCTGTTGTTGTTGGACTTCCGCTTGATTATTTTGCAACAATCTTTGTGATGCCTGCGCTAACATTGGAGCCAACTGTGCCTCTACCTCAGGTTCCATATGTATCTCTTCGCCTGATGCATCGGTCTGTGGTGGTAAAGCAAAACCTAACTGTTGTTCAATTTGTACTCGGTATTCAAAGCCCAAGTGCTCATTGATGTGTGCCATCATAGCGGCTTGTAATTGCTGTGCCTGCGGATTATTTTGTAATAACGCCATAATCTTAGGGTCTTGCATAGCCGACATATGGACTTGAATATGCGCTTGATGGTTCTGATAAGCAAAGGCTTTAACAGGTTTACCCATGAGAATATTCTGATTCTCAGATACAGGGTCTGTTGGCTTTTGGTCTTCTTCCATCGGAATCAGTTTGTGCGCATTTTTAACGCCAATCACTTCCAACATCTCACGATGCAACAATGGCATGTTGTACAACTGTGGTGCTTGACTTGCCAATTGCAGAACTGCTTGATATTTAACGATTTTTTGTGCCATGGTAGCGGCATTTGGGTCGCTAACAGGAATAACATCACAGCATTCGTAATCTTCTTTTTTGACGTAACGACTACCTTCTTCGGGTTCATAGTCGTAGTCTTCACAATTCTCGGCAATGATTTCCTTAAGTAAGGTAAATTCTTGTTGCATCGAATAGTAGATACGTGCCTGAATCGCAGATGTCATCTTGAGAGTACGTTCCAAGATAGCCATGGTTGTACCCACAGGCGCTTGGCTTGACATATCCGATATCTTTAAATCACCTGCGCTTGCAAAGGCTCTTGCTTCTTCGATAATCTTATCAAGGAGTTGTGCCAATACAAGGCTTGGTTCTTTATAGGGCAAAGGTAGAATATTGTCTTTGATGGCTCCGCTAGGTACGTCTACATCCCTAAACTCACCCGGTGCTATAGGTGTGTCATCACCTTTAATACGCAGTCCACGAGTTTTGAAGCCTCCTGGCAGGTTTGACAATGTTCCTGCATCCACAAGTTGACGTGTGATAGAAGTGCCAGATTTAGCATAAGCCCCAAGAATATGGATAAGTCCAAAACAATAAAACCCAAAACCCGGTATATATCCATAATGGACAAAGTGCTGTCTCTTCTGTTTCGTTGCATCATCTTCCTTCCAATTTCTACGTATTGCTAGAACGGTTGTTGTGCCCTTTTCAATGGTCACAATGTAAGGTAATTTGATGCCTGTTGGATA